CCTGCAAGCCATAAATCCCTTGTGGGGTGGCGTACAGGGTGGCATTTCAAGAAAGTACACTCCTCGAGAGGTGCGTACTTTCTTGTACCAAGTTTTTGAGCGTCAGTGAATTCTATACCATACTCGGCAAGTTTCCGGGCTATTGTAACACAATTAAATTTATCTTTAAGGGAGTCATGAATCGCGTATAAACCATCATCGCCATAACACACAAAACTTAAGAATTTGTGGAAATGATGGAGTGAGTTGTATATAGTACCTTCGAATATTAAGAGCCATACACACCTAAGGTACAATAAGTGTGCAAGGGTATTGATTGGGGCAGTTATTGGTGCCCCAGAGGGAGAACCGCAGAACGTTTGGTAAATTAAATCTCCACACACGTGTTTACAGTTAATGAGACCTTTAAACAGTATGTGTCGTACCACGTTATCGATAGCTACACCACATGTGCAGCTGTCTTTACATGGACAGAGGTTTAAATTATACCACGCTTCAACGATGTCAGCTATTCCGGAAATAAGTTCCGGCATTAGGCGGGGTCCGAATGCTTTAAAATCACCGTCTACACAAGTTTTTGAAACTTTAAGTAGCCGTTGAGCAATCTTCTCCATACCCATACCGAACATATTAATTCCTATAGCTGAACCAACGTCTAGTCCTGCGGATTGAAATGCGACAAAGAAATCTTGAGTGTATCTTCGCCATTCTATGGTTTCCTGAAATGAACATCCGTTAATGAGGCGCATGTCTTTTCCAGGCTTTAGTCGTTCGTCCTTACCGAAATCACAATAGGCTTCCTGAGGTAAACGTCCTTCTAATCTGTGCTTATGAGACACATCATATAGGAGTTTTAACTTAGGTTCCAACTCAACTTTCGTTCTATCATCATTGATTGTAACGTAGTTGGATTTGTGCTTTCCAGGTTCACGAGCGCAAAGTGGGTAACCAGCTGAAGTCTTAAGCTTAATGGAGCCAAAGAAATCACAGCCTGGAACACCCAGTATTGCTTCGTCAATAGTACGAACAGACTTGGGACCAAGGATTGGCTTAGCTTTCATCAAGAGTTCCTCTTTTAAATCTTCTACGGCTTGTTTTATAATATGAGGAGGAAAAGGTTTAGGAGGAG